ATGGCCCGCGGCATCACCGAGTCTGACGTCCATACCGCCGCCGACGAGCTGGTGGCCAAGGGCGAGCGCCCCACTGTCGAGCGGATCCGGGCTCACTTGGGGACAGGCTCGCCGAACACGGTGACCCGCTGGCTGGAGACATGGTGGAACCGACTTGGCACGCGCCTGCAGCCAGCGCGTCCGGACCTGGAAGATGCGCCAGCGGTGTTGGCAGAACTCGCCGGGCAATGGTGGGAGCTGGCGCTGAAGCATGCCCAGGACGCCGCCCGTCGAGAGCTTGCATCGTCCGAGCAGACTCTGGCTGCCGAGCGTGAAGCGCTGGAGGCCAGTTCCCGACTTGCGACTGAAGAGCTGACGCAAATGCGTGCAGAGCGTGACGTTGCAATTACCGGCGAGAAAATTGCAACCGCCCAAGCTTCAGAGCTACAGCAGTTGGTCGACCAGCTTCAGCTACAGATCTATGAGCTTGCAGAGCAGCGCGATCTCGAGCGTCGAAGAGCCGACCGAACCGAGACAGCGAGACAGCAACTCGATGCACGGCTTCACGATGCCCTAGAGACGGCGAAATCTGAGCGGGAGGACTGGACCGAGTACGTCAGATCTGTCGAGAATCGAGCGCTCAGCGATGTTGATCGAGCCCGCCAGGAGGTGAAGGAACTCCAGGCGCAGCAAAGCAAGGCATCCGAACAACACAGGGCCCTTGAGAAGCAGCTGCGTCAGGAAATTCAGGCCGCCCAATCAGCGGCCGCCACGGCCAGTCAGTCTGCCGATATCCTGCGCGGCAGATGTGACGCGCTCGAGGGGCAACTTTCAGGGCTTCGAGATTTGCCAGCTCAGCTGGAAGTGGCGCTCAAGCGGTCCAAAGAAGTTCGCGTCGCTACGGATGCCAGGCCGAAACGCAAGCGGTCGAAGCAATGACCGCCTGGCTGCGATCCCGGCTAGTGACACGAATAAGGGCCAAATCTGGCTGTCTGGCCGGCCCGTTTGACACGAACTAGGGTCAAATTTGAAGCGAATTTGGCCCTAATTGTTGTCACTGGATGGACTGGGGACCTCAAGAATCCCTTAGGAATCAATAAGGGGCGCGATCTAGGCACAAATGCCATCAATTAGGGATACCGACAGCGTGACTGGTGAAGCCTGGATCGGGCAATGGCGTGGTGAACATAATATACATTATGCGAAATGGTATCAGGCACTTCGGTCAGCGCTTGTCCTCGTTCGTCGGCTCCGCGTGGCAATGGCTGGGCCTCTGGCTCGGCTCTTGCCTGCGGCCTGGGAACCCGGCCAAGGATGAGATCGCGGCATGATTGAGTTCGACCCGCACCACCGTATCGACTTGACCGGCCCTTGGGCCGGTTTTTCTTTCCTGGGGGACCGTCTGATTACGCCCGAAGGCCGCGAGCTGCTGCCTGAGGATCTGGCCTGGCTGTCGCTCACTGCCTGCCAGGCGCAGGAATGGCGCCGGATGATGGAAGCTGCGCGCTCGGCACCGTCGATCGACAGTTCCAGAAATGTGCGCAATCGCGACGTCGGCATTCGCCATCATCCTGCCACTGTCGTCAGTCTGCGGGACGTTGTGAGCCAGCGCAAACAGCGGTCGGCGGTGGAGATGGCTGGCCCTGACGCCGATTCAGTGACGCCAGTCCTGCCAGTACAGGGGCCGAGGCCTCGCCAGCGCGTGTGAGGCGTTTCCGTAGGGGCGCTGCCCCTACACCCCGGTCACTGCTCGCGGCAGCGCTGCCAGCCGCCTGCGGGTGAAGAAACCTGTTCCCATCCGTTTGAGAGCTTTCGGAAGGCTTGGCCGCCAATACAAGCGAGTCCAGTGCGCTTGGAAGCTTCGGACCCGAGCGACGGGAGCCCGACGACGCTATCGGAAGGACCAGGACGACCGGCGCGACGCGCCTCATCTGAAAGCAGACGGGCTTCGAGGTGCTCGCAGTACGTCTTTACGCCCGGGTGCGGGTGGTTCGGCCAGGCCAATTCGTGACAATTGAGCGGCGTGGTGGTCTTCGACATGGAGTTGTAAGCAGGCTTCGGTGCTGCGGGCAGCGGCTTCGGCCTTGGGCCAGTAGCTGACTGCAACTGTGCCGCAGCCGGTAGAGAGACTGCCAGCAACGCGAAAAAGAGGCCAACCCGGATATCCATACCCTACCCCTGTCAAAGGATCACCCGGCGACTATAGCCGCAAGCGCCACCAAAAGCGCCAGATGACCCACGTAGTACGCGTAGAAGGCCCTGCCCGCTCGCGGAATGCTCGCCGACAGTTCACCCAGCATCATCATTGGCAAGGCCAGCAGCGCCCAGCCATTGCCGTTGTAGAGGCACAGCAGGCCCATGCATGCCCATACCCAGATCGGCAGCACCAGGTAAAGCCGCTGCCGACGCCAGTCCCAGGAGCCCAGCAGGAAGTGCATACGCCTTCCGTGATTCTTGAACCACGCCCAGGCGGCCAGAACGAGCCAGACGCCCGGCCAAGCGTAGTCCAGGACAACCGGAGCCGCGACGCACAGCAGCGCAGCAAGCGCCCACTGGCGGCGTTCCAGAGCCCATATGCAGCCAGCGGAGGCGGCGAACGTCAGCAGCACGTTGAACGGCAATGCCTGACCGAATGCCAGCACAGCCGCGGGAGTGGCAACCAAGCCCCATAGCGCGAGGCGGCGGGCTGACTTCCCAACGTCTGCGCCAGGGTGTGCAAGGTTATAGGCCATGACCAGAGCGAACACAGGGAACGCAACGCGGCCCAACTCGGATACAACCGGCACGTAGCCGAGGCGGAAAACAGTCACGATGTGATCGCCAGTCATCAGCAAGAGAGCAAGCCATTTGAGCAATTCACGCCCGCCACTGGTCATAGCCGATTCTCCCCAGGCGGCGTTGTCATATAGGTGCTTGTCGGGATCGGCGGCGACTCGGGAAAGCTGCCCATTGCGCGAGGCTGCCGTTCAATAGCTACGCCCTGCCCCCGCTGCTCGATCTGATCTAGAGCGCGGTTGATCTGTGTATGACCGTCCACAAGCCTGTTCTCACGCCGAGGCAGATACGGCTCGTACTGGCCACGCCGTGCAACGTACCGACACGTTGGCTCGTCCAGGTCGTAACGACTGCCCTGCTCCGTCACGCAATTACAGCTAGGCTCGTCATGACCACCGAGGCCATTCTCGCCACCCAACGACGACATGCAGAACACACGCGGCGGCTCGCTGGGAACACTCAGTGCATCGTCGTATACCGGCGCGCTCCAGGGCTGAGATGGGACACGCGGTAAGAACTTGTCGACGTAATCCTTGAGAGGGTGTGCCGGATTGGTCGCCACCGCTCCGCCCGCCGTCGCTGACGCTCCGTCGCGCGGAGCGCTGACGCCACTGGCACCGCCTGGCGCGGGAAGCTCGCCGCCGCTCATGCGCTTGTCCATTCGCCCGAACGCCACGTATAGCATCACCACCGCTGCGACGATGAGAATCGGTAGCGCGATGTAGTACCAAGGAATCTTGCGCTCAGTGGTATCAAGTTCAGTGGACTTGTACATGCCCATCGGACGCCTGGGAAGCGTCTTGCGCTTGATCGTCAAGGGCGTGGCCTTCTCAGCCCGTGCCTCGAACTTGTCAAACTCGCGGAGGTGCACAAACTTTGTTCCGAAGCGGCGGCGCACATGCACGTGACGCTCGATCAGGTCATGTACGAACTGATCGCACTGTTTGTCGGGGGATTGGCTTACGAAAATGAAGTCCAAGCCTTTATGCCGGTGCTTGGCAAGTTGCTCCACGTGATGTGGAACCTTCGCGCCGGCTGGGCGCTTCGGAAGCATGCCATGCTCATATGCCTCATCGACCAGGGCGACTGCGCCATCGGGCAGGAAGTTAGGCCAATCACGGAACTGCTCTGGCGTCATCTCTAAAACGCCAGTCCTCGCGTAGTCAAACTCGCGAATGTTGCATGCGTACACGATGCGACCCTGGTCTTTAAATTCAAGCAGGCGCTCGATGGCGTGGAGCGTCTTACCGTGTCCAGGTTGGCCGGTATACCAATAGATCATGAGCCTGCCCCCAGCTGGTCAGCGACCGCTTTAGGCACGATGAATATTTTCCAAGCCATGCGAACCGTCAATGCAGAGAAGATCATTGAGAACGAAATGCCAACGCCAAGGTAATTGAGCATCTGCCATGCAGGACCGTCGATTCCGCCAATGAACTGCATGACGAACTCTTTGAGCTTGGGCAACAGTGCATTGAACGTAACAGTAGTCAGGCCGAACGTAGCAAGCCCTTTTCCAACCAGCCCGGCTGCAGCATCCTTCAGCTTGCCGACCAGTGACGTTGTTGCATCTACGATCCAGTCAGAAACCATGCCCATCAGAAAAGACCTCCCATAAGAATTCGAATCGCGGAGTAGGCACCAAAGATCAGAATCAATGCGCGAAGGATTGCGGCAATACGGCAGAAGTAAGGGAACTCTGCCGAACTAACGGTTTTGCCCATGATCGTGATCGCCGGAGGCTCAGGGCACGTTCCAGCACCGCCGAACATGTTGCTAGTGTCAAGACTGTCGGTCGAAAGACCGATGCCCCACTTTTTGGCACTGGCGATATCAGCTGCGTTGTCCCCAATCCCGGTGACCTCTCCCCTGCCCTCCAGGGCATCAGGGACACCGTTCCCATTCGCGTCCGTCTTGCTCGTGCCAGGCGACTCCGCCTTCTCTCCCGCCATCTTTTCTAGCGCACAAGCAGAACGCCACTGCATCAACAACCCCGCGTACTCCATGGCGTTGCACTTCTCACCGGTGCAAGTCGGCATGCCCGACTGCGAGCAATGTCCGCCGCTGATGTTGTTGTTCCTGCGTGTATTGCATTCGATGCGCCACTGGATCCGTGCTTGCCCGCACATAACCGGAGAGCCACTGCACGAAGGCGGCGAGGTACACGTATCGCCACCACTAAACGTCTCCGGATCATCAGGGCCGGTCGGATCAGGATTGCCGTCATCATCCTTGTCGCGCTTACACGTGCCATCGGCGCCGCGCACCTCACCCTGTGCGCACTGTCCGTCGCCAGGAATGCAGCTGCCTAATGGGCTGCGGACCATGCCGGAAGGACACTCTTCGTCCTTCTTTTTGCAGGAACCGGCCACCAGCGCCATGCCATCGGGACACGGCTTCTCATCAGTACAAGCGTTGCCGGTCTTTACCTTGCCGGGCGGGCATTCAGGCTCAACAGGCTGGCAGACACCGAGCATGGCGTTCCACACCATGTTCTTTCCCTGGGCATCGCAATCCGGTTTGCGGTCACAGGTCTTCCCGTTCGGGGAGTAAGTTGTGGTGTCATCGCCATTGTCACGAAAGACTGACTCACAGCCGTCCATGCACCGCACTGAGCCAGACGGAGGAAAGAACGGTGTCGTCCGACTGGAACGATCCGCGCACAGCTTGTCGTAGTAAAAAGTTTGCGTGCCAACCGTGAAGCCGGTATTCGGACATGCAGCATTGCCCTCAATCCATGCCACAAACGTCTTCCCATCAGGCCTAACGCACGCCGTATAGCCTTCCCGTTTTGCTGCGATTTCGCGTGCGTAGGACCATGCCTCAGACATTGCCTCGCCTTGATCGCAAACAATCGGAGAATATGAAGTGCAACGATAGGTTGCGGCAGACGCAGTCCCTGCATAGGACAATGAAGACGCAGCGAGCGTCAGCATGAAAAGTAGGATGATGTGACGAGAGAAAGCCATCACAGCCCCTCAAATACGAGCCATGCCGCGCCGCAGATCGCAACGATGACAAAGTAACCCATGTTCCTTTCTCCCAATAAAAAGGGGGCGAGCGTTTCCGCGCACCCCCGATAGTGAACTTGCGCCCCGATTAGCCCTTCGCGGCGCGTTTGGTGAAAGCCCACACCACCAGGATGCCCAGCAGCAGGGCGATGGCGCCGATCACGATTGCCATGTCCGCGTTGCCCTTGGAGACCTCCGCAGCGATGGCTGCACCGGGCGAGGTGCTGCCGGAAGCCAGCGCGGCACCTGAAGCGACCAGGGCGGTGGTGCCGGCACCGATCTTGGCGACCGCGGAGGCACCGAAGCGGCGAGCGATGTTCATGTACTTCATTGTGGTTTTCCTCGTCATCAGTAGACCCCTATGCGCGCAGCGCGGAATACGAGGCGCGCCTTCAACCCAATCGCCCAGGACAGAACAATCGCTCCTGCAACGAGGGTCCCATCGGCCAAATCCAGGGGAGGCAGAATTGGCTGGTGGTATGGCATCCAGACCGGCACCGAACACGTCCCGTCCTGCTGCACGTTCTCAGCAGCACACCCGACCACGTAGAGAGGTGCCGGACCAGACATGATCAGGCCGCCTTGTTAGCCGGCTGCGGTTTCGCGCCTGCCGGGTCAACCAGCGTCATACGGCGAGCCAGTTCCACGCCGAAGCGCCCAGGAACAAGATCGGTGGTGACGTCCCACTCCTTCACCGCACCAACCGGATAGCCCTTGTCCAGGCCATCCACTTCAACTTCAATCTGGATGCGCATGGCTTCGGTTTCGAGCGTTGCGCGCTGGCTGTATACAGGCTTCTGCATGCCAGTCTTGGTCGTGACAGTGCGGGTTTCGACATTGCTGTTGATCGTGATCTTGGGAGCATTCATCGGTCTGTTCCTTTTGGCTTCGTGTGAGATTGATCGTTTCGAGGTCGGCAAATTTCGGGCGGTACTGTGGGGTCAAGCTAAGTCCCCCCCTACCCCCCCGCAGGGAGACGTGGTGGACCGCTTGTTGCCCCGTTGCGCGATGCTTGCATCAGTCCGCCCGGTGACCAGGTGTCGCCTTGGCCGGTCGGATCGCGTGTTGCTGTCGCCTGCGATCAAGGCGTCTTGCTCTGGGCGGCGGGTGTAGTCGATGGGCGGCGGGTTCCATGCCCCGAAGTTCCGCGAGAAATCGACCACACCCCCTTTCGTGACGTACTTGCTTACGTAGCCGGTAATGTCTGCCTGGCTGCGCGGCGCTTCGATGCGATTGCGACCGAACTCCCGGTACCACCATTCGTGCCACTCGTAACGACTGGCGAGGCGGTTGAGGTCATCGGTAGGTGCAGCTGCAACGGCGTGGAAGTGCAAGCGGCCATCGCGATGGAACTCCTGCCCTCGCGCCCACTGAATGCCGCCGTGCCAGCGTGATGCCCACTTGGGACCGTAGATGCTGCGGTTGAGGCAGCTGACGAAGTAGCGGAACGCTTTATCAGCCGCTTCCTCGTGCATGCCACCTGTTCGACTGGTCTTACTGAGCTTGAACGTGAGCGTCCAAAACTGTTGCCAGGGAACGCGCTGGAGTAGCTCGGCGTATCCCTGCGCTTGGTAATCAACGTGCCGCAGCTGGTGCAGCAGTTCAGCGTCGCATCCGATGCTCGGAGGGTCTGTAGGCTGCCCCCGCACAGGTAGCACGGACTGTTGGGGAAGTGACTGTTCATCGGACATTGCCCTTCCGCCGCTTGAACCAGTAGCGAAGCGCCAGCCATGCCTGCTCGATCACGATGGAGAGCAATGCCACTCCCAGCCAAACGGCGATGAGCGCGGCGCACCCCGCAAGACCCATATCGAACTCCACCAGTTCGGCGAACGAAGGAAACCTGCTCATGCGGCGCGCTCCTGCTCTTCAGCGAGTTCGGCAGCGGCGAGCAGGTTGCCGCGTTTGGTGGCTTCGATTTCCATGCGGCGAAGGTCGACGACCGCCTGGGCAACACACTGGCTTTCGCGTGCAGTGCGACCAGCGGAGAACGCACGCCGATCAACACACCACGTCACGAATTTGGCTAACCCCAACGACACGGCTGCGATACACCCCAGCAGCACGGCGAGAACAAGTGCGTCCATGTGCCCTACCCCTCCCCAAGCCCCAAGGGGACCCCCCGACCGGCCTTGGGGTGCCGGTGGAGGGGTGCTCAACGCCGTTGAACACGGAGCAATGTATAAAGGGGTTGAACACGAGTGTCAACAGGGTTGAACGATGCAGACGGTTACAGACCTCATCGATGCAGCGCGGAAAGCGCTGAACGTCAGTAGTGACGCGGAATTTGCGCGGCAGCTCGGCGTATCGCGCGGAACGATTGCGAACTGGAAATCAGGCTATTCGCTGCCGGATACCGTGATGTGCGCAACTTTGGCGGGCCTGACCGGCCTTCCGCTGGCCCGTGTCCTAGGGATCGTCGGAGAAGCACGAGCGGTCAGCCGCGAGGAAAAAGCGGTATGGCGCAAGCTCGCCGCAACAGCGATGGCGCTATGTCTGGCTCTAGGTTTCGCCCTACCCCACAAGGCTCAGGCGGCAGTCGCGGGCTTCGATAACGCCCACGGTGTATACATTATGCGAAATGCTAAGTAGCCGGCGCAGGGTCCGCCGCTGGGCCGCTTTCGTCGGTTCTGCTCGGCAATGGCTGCGGCTCTGGCTCGGCTCTTGCCTGCCTGTTCGTTCCCCCGACAAGGACGAGCTCGCAGCATGATCAAGATGGATTCCCACGACCGCATAGATCTAACCGGGCCTTGGGCCGGTTTCGGATTCCAAGGTGGGCACATGTTCACGCCCGAAGATCATCAGCTGGAGCCATGCGACATGGCTTGGTGGTCCCTGACCTGCAACAATGCTCGGGAATGGCGACTGATGATGGCCGAGGCTGCCCCCGGGACTGCGGCCGCCCGGAGAGCTTCCGCCACGGCGAGATCTAGCGTCATCTACCTAGCCGAAGCCCTCAGAATTCGCCGAGAACGGCGGTTTGGCGTGGGCGCCCCCGGTTCCGACGCCGGGGCGTCCAATGTTGTCTACATGAGCCGTGGCCGAGGCCACGCCAGCGCGTGTGAGGCGCTTTCGTAGGGGCGCTGCCCCTACACCCCAAGACCTATTCCGCGCCCTCGCCCGGCGGGAATCTCGCCCGAATGAATGTCACAACCTTATTCATTGCAGGGCTTAACTTGAACCCAGCTTGGCGGCAATTACGCAGCGCCATCGAGAGCGTATAGAACAGCGCTCTGCTGTCCAGTACAACGTGGGTCTCGCCTTGACGGTTGTAGTGCTTTATCGCGTTCTTTTGCCGGTAGATGAAGTCGAACAGCTCCTCTCGGGACACACCCGGTGCCTGTGGGAGCACTTTCCTTGCGAGCTCTGAAATTGCACGATCGTCCCTCCGGCCCTGATGCTCAAGAATGCTTCCAAACGTTTCTTCTGCTATCGCCGCGAGATTCAGAATTGGAAGAGTGTGCATTCCTGAAATGAACATCTTGCAGGCAGTGTCCAGCATGATGAGAGCCACATCAGCCTTTGCCCAGGTCTCCGACTGAGGCTTGGCAACCGGTTCCGCGAAGCCCTCAACACAGTGAGATTCAAGATCCATTGAGGCCTGTCCTGCTCGTAGGCGTTGGAGAAGCGTCAGGTGCCGGAGGACCAAGAATGCGTAAGGAACCCGAGGGGCGCGCGTATCGGCCATCGCGCGTACAGACCGGCAAACCAGCCCACTGCAGAGCAGCCACCTGACGCCCGAACCATACCACGGCGCGGTCCGGATACAATCCGAACAGAGCGAGCGTTTCGAGGGCCTACGACGCGCGGCTGATGCCACCGAAGCGCCTGCGCCCGCGTCAGCCGCGCCCCAGCGCGAATCAATCGCGGGATCGTACTTCTCAGTCTTGCCCCCTACCCGCTCATACTTGCCCGGCGAGGTGGTGTGGAAGAAGGTCACCCGGTAGCGGTTCTTCATGCCTACAGCGGTGAGCTTCTGAAGCTGTCGACCGTTGTCCAGCGCGTGGCCGTGCTGTCCACCGCCCACAAGCTCAAGCGCCTGGCCAATCCTTGCGAGTTGCCTAGTGTCCGCACCCTGCTCAGCCGCGCCCGACGTGCCGCGGTCAAACGCGGTGAGCGGTCGACCAAGAAGACCGCCATTACCCGTGCCGAGCTCGAGGCGATGCTGGCCACTTGCGATGACAGCCTGGAGGGTCTACGCGACCGCGCCCTACTCTGCTTCGGCTTTGCCAGCGGCGGGCGCCGGCGCAGCGAAATCGCCGCTGCGGACATGCGGGATCTGCGGAAGGTTGGCGAGGACGGCTACATCTACCGACTGGAATATTCCAAGACGCAGCAAGCCAGGGTGACGGCCGATTCGACCCCGGACAAGCCTGTTGTTCAGCCAATCAAACTAACATAATCAATGGAGTGTGCAGAAATGCATCTCCAAGATCCTCATCCCCCCCCTGAGCCGAAGTCATCACCTAAAATGGTTCTTCGTGCTCCACGTAGGTGTGTAGAGTCGAATTCTGGCGTCACACTGGCTTACGTCATTTATTGGATTCATCGTGTCCGTACTCTCTCGCAGGCGGATGGCTGCACCTATATCGGAATCATCTGGACCGCGGGTCCGCTTCGGCCAGAAGCGGACGTTGGTTGTCGGCTACCACGTGCCGGTCAAGAGATGAGAAGGAAGCTCTTCCAGCGCACACTGCGGTGCATCCACTTCCCAATACACGAAGCAACAACCGCACCCCTCAAAGTTTTCGGGGCAGGTAGCCATGTTGTCTCGCCAGCGGTCCAACCATTGCTCGACAAGCTCCCACTCGGCATTGAACTTAGCCTCGGATCCGGCGTCGTCACCCTCACCTAGCAGGACAGTTATGACAGCTCGCGGCATCGGAGGAGAATGTCTGCTTTGGGTCGAAAGCGGAGAATAGCACCGGGCTAACGCCTAAGCAGTGCTGATGTCCGCTTCCGGCCAGAAACGGACATTGGCCTGCTAGTTCTCGGGTGGCGGTTTAGCCGCCCCGTCAGGCTCTCGGAGCCCGGCTCGGATTTCCTTCGCGACCCGCTTGGCCGATTCTGGCCAACCAAGCTCCATGGCCCCCACGCAGCCCCAGCAATCTCCGCCGCAGTCGGCAGAGAGCAGATCGGCAGAGACGTCAAGCTTTCGACCGCAAATGTTGCACCGGTTGCTGATCATCGACATGTTCCTCATCAGAGAACCGAGCTGCTAGGGAGACTCACGTCAGCTTCCGGCCAGGAGCGGACGTTCTCCAGTTTGGAATTAAGGAGACTTGGAAGCGACCTCGGCCGAAGCGAATCGTTAGGGAGTATTTGTTGAGTCGATACGCGCCAAAATCGTGTCGATCTTTACGGCCAGCATGGCCTTATGGGCCTTGTGATATTCAATTACCAAGCCCGAAAGAAGTGGGTCCAAAGGTGTCTGCCTGCCAAGATCATCTTTTGAGACGATGCGGCCCAAATCGAAGAATGGTCCGCCGCTAATGCCCTTTGGATTTATGGCGTTCACTATGTTGTAGTCCTCATCAAGGGCTTTTCTGTCGTATGCGATTGAGAGGTGGGTTTCATGGCTTATGCCGAGCTTATCAAACAGCGTCTTGTGCTCTTTGAAAGTTGAATAGTAGGTTGCGCGTTGAGGAACTATCTTGTGGCCCTGCCACGGAACCTTGTTCTTAGAGTTCGGGTATCCGACCGCAAGGTAAACCCTTTTGTCGTGATCAATTCTGTTCTTGGAGATCGACTTCGCCGGAATGACCTTGCAAAATTCGAGCAGGCGCGAATTTGACTCGTCGATTCGGCACCAAGCGAAGTCAAATCTATCCTCTGCCCTGTTCCCATTTGGCGCTAGAGAGTTGAAAAAACTGCCGAGAACTGGAATAAAATTTCCACCAGCTCCAGCGAACAACGGTGTTTCAGTTAGGTGATCTAGGACATGTGCCGCCGTCAGAAAGTACACTCCTTTGCCGTGCTCGATCAGAAATGAAGTGCCGATATGATCCGGCCTACCTTGGTCGGTTCCATAGATGGGTATCGCATACTCTCTGACAATCGATCTGGCGCGCGTGACAGCGGCGGCAATTATCTGCCTGACACCTGCTTCGTAGGTAATGATCATTCCTATGCGCCCTAACTCCTAATGGCCGGATCCGTGGATCCGGTTATACAATGTATCCACGGAGCTGCCACCCTCTTGATACAGCTCGATCTTAGGGCGGCTGGGTCCGGCTAACAAGCCCGCGCATGTCCGGACATGGAAGTAATGCTGCAGACTTCGGCACGTCCCAGCCCAAAGGCAGATGGGTGTCTGCTTTGAGTCGCAACCAAACACAATCACGAGCGCAACGTCCCCGCCCCGGCAGGTCGACTGCTTCCGGTCACAAGCGGACATCCCCCCTCCCCTTGATAAACATCCCTTATCGCGACTGGACTGACTTGGTAGGCAAAACGGGCCTTCCCTGGATCTCCAGCCTGCTCACGTTAGCCACAGGCACGAGAATTGCAGCCTTCTGCTCCGGCTCCCAGAACACATAGCTGTCCCCCAAGCGCCCCACCAAACCCAGGCTACCTTGCACCCTCTCATCAATAGTCACATTGACCGTGTACTTGCTGCTGCCAGAAGTAATCGCCTTGGCGCGTTCGAGGCCAAGCCAGTTTGACGAGATCGGGACATAGACAATCATCACGAGCGCATAGACCAGCCAAGGCGAGTCCTTCACGGCGGCCGGCAACACTGGGGACAGGCGTACTGCCATTGCACATATGCCCGTCAGCACCACACCTATCAAAACGGGCCAGGCATTGGACCACCAAAGCAAGGCACCCATTCCAACAAGACAAAGAGCCAGGGTCAGCCACATCGGCAGATTGGCTTGGGACGTCGTCGCTGTCACCTTCCCCTCGACCCACCCTCCAAACAGCAGCGCAATCAGTATGAAGAACAACACCATGCCGATCCCCGCAAGCCCTGCCAGTGCAAGCTCACTCACCGCAACAAAGTGAAAGGGATCCAGGCCGAAGTGACCCCAGTAAGCCTTCAGATAGAAAGCCCCTTGCACCAAGCCAAACGTAACCAGCGCCGAACCCCACCCAGCAACATCGGCCATCGTCAGTGTCTTTTTCGTACGCTCCATGTATCCCCCTTCCATCGATGCAGCCCCGCCACAAAGTGGCATGCAGCGCTCCGCCCTGCAGAACCCCGCCTATTAACGTGACGCGTCACGCCAAATCGCCCCGCCCATTGGCGCCCCACCCCTCCCCCACTATAGTTCCACCCCTCACAAGGACGAGGCGGCACACATGCCCTATATCGGAATCGGACTCCACGTACTGGCGGCCATCTACTTCGCGGTGCACGCCATCCGCTCGGGCCAGAGCCTCTACTGGCTCATCCTGCTCTTCTCGTTCCCGCTGCTCGGTAGCGTCGTCTACTTCCTGGCGATCTACTTCCCGGAAGTCCGCCATTCGCGCGGCGCCCGGCAGGTTGTCCGTTCCGCCAAGCAGCTCATGGACCCGGGCCAAGACCTGCGCAACGCTCGCACCGAACTGGCCCGCACGCCCACCGTGCAGAACCGGGTTCGCCTGGGCATGACGCTGCTGGATGCCGGCCAGGCCGAGGAAGCCAGGACCCTGCTCGAGCAGGCGGCCAGCTCGCCGCTTGGCGACGATCCCTACATCCTGACCGGCCTTGCCCGTGCCCGCCTCGAGTCCGGGCACGCTGCGCTTGCGGTGGAGACGCTGGACGGCCTCTTCGCACGCCACCCGGACGTGAGCCGCAAACCGGAACAGACCTTGCTGTACGCGCAGGCATTGGCAACCGCGCAAGTCCCCGGAGCCCGCGCCGCATTCGAGCGCGCGGTGGAGTGCGGAAACGATGCGGCCGCTCGCTGCCTCTACGCCGAATGGCTGATGGCGCAGCCGCAACCCGACGATCGTGAGCAGGCCCGCAGCCTGTTCGCCAGCATCATCGACGATGCACAGCACTGGTCGCGCCACGCACGGAGCCACAATGCCACATGGCTGGAGCGGGCCAAGGTTGCGTTGAAGGGTTACTGA